CTTGATTTCTTCTTCAGCATTGGGCTTGTTGACTAGAGCAGTGTTTTCACAACTACTATCATCCGAGGAAAGCAGATCTAGTCTGAGGAGCATCTTTTCGTAGTTCTTAAAGTGCTGCACGAAGAACATTTCACACACTTCTTCCACATTCATCATGTGAGCCACATGGAGTAGACTGGAAGTATAGTGTAGAATGCCTTGAAGCATGTTGCTCTTGTTTTTGAGCATCACTGTTTGTGGGTCAAGAAGAGTTCCGCTCGGGTCAATTCCCAAGAACTGATTCTTGAGGATGTTCACTTCAGGATGGCTGAGACAAGTCATTTCTTTGTCTTCAGAGAGTAGATCAAGCCAGTCCATGTTCAGTTCAATCCTTTTGTTGAACATCAAAGCCAGTATCTTGCTGCAAATCAGATAAAGATTGGTGGGCAAGAGTGGGTGAAGAAGGCAGGCAAAAATCGACATGGGAAACCTTTGGCACCAGACGCTGGCATCATTGGAGGACTTCAAACCTGCAAAAGATTGAAAGTTTGAGATGTGCGCTCTCACTTTTTTGTAGTAATCGTCCACTTTTGAGTACTTCTTGTTCCCCTTTGTCAGAATTTCTTTCTCAAGGAAAGTGCAGAGCGCTCTTGAAATGCTCTCTAAGAAAAGCACACAGATTCTGCCTTCCAAAATCAAAATGAGGATCTCTCTTGCTCCTCCGTGCTGGAATTTGGGCACCATGCCTGCAATGATACCTTGAAGTAGATCAGAACCAGCCGGCATTGTTGTCAGCTCTTCCACGTCATCCAGAGGGTTGTAAGTAGGATTGTAAGGCGACCTTCCTCTGCCCACCATGAGTCCATAAACAGCCTCAAGCACCTTCACTCTCCTGTTGTTGGGAACGTTACCTCGCTCTTCTGGTCTGCTGTAAGCCGCCTCTTCCCATGTTGCCATGCTTGACGCCTTGAACGTGGCCACGTGGTCCAGAGTCTTCTCTTCAAACTGCTTGCCTATGGCATTTCTGATGACGCTATGGTAACCAGGAGAATTCTTGTCCACAGGGACATCGAACTTGTCGCAGATGCTCTTGAGGATCTTCTGTCCGCCTTCAGCCACCCATCCTCCAGAGAATTCATGCACCACGAGGTCGTTGTGATTCATGGACTGGAAGCCATAATTGAGCTTCTTTTCCTCGTTCTCATGAAGCTTTAGCTCCATCTTGCAGATTTTTTCCGTCAACACGAACTGTGATTGCATGTTGTCATTTTCCTCCTTGTTGTGAGTGTGACCGAGATAGATGATTCTCAGAGTTCTCTCCCAAGTTGTGAGCTCAGTCCTGTCAACGAAGGAAATCAGACCGGAAAATCTGTCAGAACTTCTCAAGGTTTTTTCCTTGTCTCGGGCACTGACTCTCTTGGGTGGTGAATCCATCATTGCGTCCAGTGCTGCCACAACCTTCTTGAGAGCATCCAGTTGGAGAGGGCTCCTCACAAGGCCTACTTTCTCAAAGATCTTCGCCGGATTGAC